ATTCACACTCATTACTAAAATCAATTTTCGCTTGTATTTTTACCGTCAATTAAATCACCATCCTCCCAAACATTGCCGATGATTTCAAACTCAAAGTCTCTACTCTTTATCAATTCAGCGAAAGTAAGACGTTCATCTTCCATTCGTATGAATAAAGACGATTCAGGGTATCTAGTTTTACCGAATTCAAAACAAGCTTCACCTTTCACCACTTCAACGTAATTAACACCTTCTACTGAGCCATCTACATAACCCTCGTAACAATATTCAGCCCACTCATCATTAAATTTTAGGACATCCCCCTCAAAGATTTCCTTACCGTTTTTGTCTTTCAGTCCTGTTGATTGCATGAGTTCGATTTCATCAGGATATACTGTAATATAATCATTCATGACTGCGTCATTTAATTCAAGTTCTTCAACTGAACCATCTTGAAACCACATATTTTTGATTGACATCATTCTGCCTAACTCACAATGCCACGCTCTAAATCTTGGTATCATTCCGTTACCTCCTCAATCTCAATTCCTTCACAATTGAACACCCAGCCAAAGCCTGCTTCTTCTAGTTGTTTTTTTGTAAATGAGTCTTTGAATGCTAAAGAATAATATATTCCACTATTTCCATCTTTAGAAAAGTAATGTTTTGTCGCTTTTATCTTCACAAAATACCGCTTCTCTTCCTCGACCTCGTAGCCGTCAATCCATGCACGGGCAATTAAATCGTATCGTTTTTCCGATTCAATCCATTTAATCATTTCAATATTCGGGTATTTGTACTTGAAAAATTCCACAACATTTTTACAGTGTTTTTTAGATTCCTCAATCCACTCCGCCACAAATTTAGGAATTACGACTTTTTCGGGTTCGTCTAACTGATTGATTAACCCCAAAACAATTTTCTTGTCAACATACGGTCTTATGCTAGTAATACTAGTGAGACTTGGTAAACTTTCGATTTTATCAATCAATTCTTTCTTATTCATTCTTTAACTCCTTGATTTTACTTTCGTATTCCTTCACTCGTTTTTTCCAGTATCCACGTTCTTCTGCCCGTGAATGTGCAAGTGATTTAACACATGGTTCAGTTAATTCTGACATGTGTGATTCTGCTTTCTCAATCTCTCGCTCATAGCCTTCAATTAGCTGCTTCTTTAAGTCATCATTCATATAAGTCACCTAAAATGGCATATCATCATCTGAAATATCCAAAGGATTTGTAGCTCCGAAACTTGCTGGCATCTGATCTTCAATATTTGACTGATTTGCAGAGTTATCACGTTTTTCTAGTAATTGGAATGTATCAGCTACAACTTCTGTTACATAGACACGTTGCCCTTGTTGATTATCATAACTACGAGTTTGGATACGGCCAGTAATTCCTACAAGATTTCCTTTTTTACACCAGTTTGCGAAATTTTCAGCCTGTTGGCGCCAAATCATGCAATTAATGAAATCAGCTTCACGATCACCTGCTTGATTCTTAAAATTACGATTGACTGCCAGGTTGAATGTCGTAATTGCAATATTTGATGGTGTATATCTTAATTCAGGGTCTCGTGTTAATCGTCCTACAAGTGTTACATTATTAATCATTCTTACCTCCTATTTGATTGCCAGGTAGTAGCAATCCCTTGCGCCATAATCAAATCTAACGCTGTCCTTTTTGATATGTTTTACAAAATGTGGTTTAGTTATCCCAGAGTGTGCCCATTGATGGTCCATCATGTCTTCAATGAGGTCATCAACATTGTTGTATTCTCCTAAGAATAACCTGCGATGTCCGTTATAGACAAAGTAAAGTTTTAACATTATGGAACCTCTACTGGATAGAAATTCCCAAAAGAACTTCTTAGAGCTCTTCCTACTTGGATAGCTGAGCCACGAGAAGCAAACCTTAATGCTTTGTTTTCATCTGAAAAGGAAATATCTATACCAGTAACTGCCACTACAACGGATTTTAAGAAGGGTTTATCTTCTTTTGTGCCATGTTTTAATATGAACATTAGTTATCTCCTTTCTCTAGTCTGTTAAGTAATTCCTTTTTAAGTCGTTCAAGTTCTTCCTTGGTCTCTTCACTTGTTGTATTTACATAATCTGGATTAGACCATTCAGGAACATTAGATTTTTTGTTTGGTTGATTGTTTGAGCCTTTATTTTTACTTTCTTTAAAAGCTCTCTCTCTTTCTTCCACCGCTGCAATTGTCAAAACTCCATCATTTTTCCAATTAGTCAAGATAGCCTTGATGTAGCTAAAATTTCTTTTGCCATTATCAGCAGCAAGACCTATTGCTTTCAGAACAACTTTCGCTTCCATACCATCTAGAGTGACAAACTCTTTTAGTATTTCAAATTGAGTTCCATCTAACATAGCAATTCGAGATTGATATTCTTCTACGATGATTTCAATAGGATTCTCATCTTTATCTATATCTATCTCTTTATCTATATCTATCTCTTTATCTATATCTCCGTTGCGTTTTGTTGCATCTGTGTTGCATTGCAACGCTTTTTGGAACTCTCGATGCTTGCGAGATCTACGGGTACTTGCAGTTTCGCTACCTACCATTTCAGGAACTTGTTCCAAAAAATAATCTCTGTCAGACTTTTTCGTCAACAGACCTTTACTCTCTAAAAAAATCAAGGTGATTTTAATATCTTCAACATTTTCATCAATAACCAGAGATAGTTCTTCCGCTAGATTATCAGCTAGGCCGTCATAGTAAATGCGACCTCCATCTTCTAAACTAATCAACATCATTTTCAGATAGATAATAGTATGGGTATCACCACCAGCTATTTTACGAAGCAATTTCATTTCTTTAGATTTAAAAAAATCCTGTGTGAGTTGTATCCAAAAGTAACGTTTATTTTTCAAAGTCATACATCATCCCCCCAATATTCTCTTAAGTCAATATTCATGACAGCAGCAAGATTCTTCTGCTCGGTTAAGATTTGTCTACGGTAAGGAGCTAGACCAGCTTGTCGCTCCTCCTCACTTTGTGGCAAGTAGTATCCGTTTGGTTTCGTCTTCTTAGCTACAATAGGGTGTCTAAAATTAACTCGAAGACTTTCAATGACTTCTTCTAACTTACGTTTTGAGAGTCCAGTTTCTAAACGTATTTCACTTGCTTGAATTGGAAGGTCGAACGTAGCGCAATTAAGAATCATATTTAACACACGAATTTCCATTTCGGTCATATTGCGACTTACACTCATATTTTTCTCCTTACTTCAATCCTATTGGTGGATCTACGTCATATGTAAATTGCTTATCTGAATTTCTCAGATTCATACGAGCAATATTACTAGCGATTAATTGTTTATTTTCCTTTTGAGACTTAGCATGACTATCCAGTTCATTTACTAGCGCCCAAAGGCATACAAGTGCGATAGTTATTAAATATAGGTATTCGAGCATTTTGTTTTCTCCTTTTCTTCATAGATTGCTAATCGTTTTTCAAGATCTGCAATACGTTGAATTGCATCCTGGTATTTCATTTGCAGTTCAATCAATTGTTGATTGATTTCCAGAGCGACTTTCTTCCAATCGAGATTTACTTCCTCGATAATTCCTGAAAAATATAATTTTATTTTGTTTAATAGGCTCATGTTAAAACTCCTATTTCATAAGTTGACGTTGAAATCTTAATACATCATCCAAGTCATACAAGTATTTGCCACCTTTTGTGTTTTGTTGATAACTGAATTTTCCTTGATCTCGAAAAGTCTCAATTCTTTTTCTTCCCCATCCAGTGGCATCCATAACAACATTAATAGAGACCATGTTGATTTTTTTAGAAAGTCTTCTATCAGCTTCTTTCGTTGCTTCGATGGCTAACTGAACGAGTTCTTCAAATAAATCACTTTTCCATTTTTCTCCTAATTCTTCTATCGCCACTAGCTATTCCTCCTTTTCTGTGATATAATTCTCTTGAATAATTCTCTAAGTGCCTGATTGCAGTCAGGTGCTTTTATATTATCTAAATTCATCCAAGCTGACTTCCAGTGCATCAGCTATTTTGCACATATTCTGCCAAGAAAGATATTTTACCTTCCCTGTCTTTAGGTCAGAAAAGAAACTACGATTAACTCCAGCCATTTTAGATAACTGATTGCCGTTTAAATTTCTTTCCTGCATGATTTTATTTAATTGTTCCCACATTTTTCACCTCTAAACACAATATGTTGTAAAATAATCACATGCATTTCCAATATGTTGTGCTTTTCTGTTTGTTATGTTATAATATATTTCGACTAGGACCTCTCACCGTTTTAGTCAAAATCTTAAACAGAAAGGAGTGTCGCCGATGAAAATGACTATCAATACCGGAATCCCGCAAGATCAAGTCACTAAAATTGTTCATGAAAAAGGACCCGGACATGTGTATCTTGAAACAATCTATCCAAATGGCTTAATTATCAATTACGATATGTTACCGGATGGGACAGTCGACGTAGATTGTAATAAACCGCTTTGTCTCGAGCCAGATGGAACTTATACACCAGTAATGGACTGACCTTTAATAGTGATCTTACTGCTACTAAAGGTGATACTTGAGCTATCTAACTTAATATTACCTGCCTTGATGTCAACGCTGTTTACAGGTTCTCTTTCAAGGCTTTTTCTTTTTCCACTATACGGATATCGGTTTGGTCTCATTGATTTTATCCTCCATGTTTTTCTCCAAAAAAATAGTCTCAAGGCTCCTGCGCCTTCCTTAAAATCATTTTAAAAATCTCACGTTGTTTTTTTTAAAATATCTGGATTTTCATTTAAAAATCTAGCCATTTCTAAAGCGCGGTTAAAATTTAAAATGAACTTAATTTTTTGGTCTTTAGTATACCCTTTCGTAACAGGACCAAATAAGTTATCTATACTAGCAAGTATTTCTTCATCCAAAACAACTTTTGCTGATAATAAATCGATTCTCATGATTTTTCCTCCTACTCTTCAAATCTTTCCCACGACTCACTAATTCGCAACTTTTTATTGATACGAAGCTTCAAGTCGTCACTTCCTTTCCCATCTTTAAACAATTGTGTAATCGCCGATGGACTAACTCCTACTACGATAGCTAAGTCAGTCTGCGACCAACCGCGTTTATCGATACGATTTTTTACAATTTCAATCCATTTCCGATGTTGTTGGCTCATGTTACCTCCTCCTTTTATTTTTTAATAGAGTTAAAGAGTTAGTAAATTATTTTATAAAACGCTTGACACATTTTAGCGTATCTGCTAAAATGAAAGCATAATTAAAAACCTTGATAAAATCATATATCTATCAATTTGTACTGCTCGGCAAAGCTATTTTATTTTTAGATTAGTTTTTATTAGTTTTTTAACTAACTCTTTAACTTACAAAAACTATTTTAGCGTAAACGCAAAATAAAGTCAACTATTTTTTGCGTATTTTGTAAAATATTTTTTGTCATGTCTTAGAAAGGCTGATAAATCAATGTTTTCTACATTTGAAATCGTAAAGGATTTATGTGAAAAACAAGGGATTTCACTAAATACCTTGGAAGAAAAACTAGAATTAGGAAAAAATTCTTTGTATGGATTAAAAAGGAATCAACCTTCTGCTGAAAGGTTGCAACAAATCGCCGACTACTTCAACGTGTCCACCGACTACCTATTGGGACGCACAGAAAATCCTAACATTGCGAAAGATGGTGATGCTTCTGCACCATTAGATCTCAGAGACATTGCTGCGCAATCTATGTTATTCGATGGTAAGCCACTTTCTGAAGAAGATATAGATTTTATTACAGCGGTCTTGGAGGCACACTTAAAAAATAAATAGAGGTGCATTTATGACTGTAAGAGAGCTTTGCGCCCAGGAGGGTGTGAACCTATGCTACTTTGATGGAACAGGCTGGCATAGTCCAGGATTCTTCAATCCAACATTGAAGCTTCTTGCTATCGATATCAATCTATCAGAGCAAGACCAAAAACAAGTAGCCCTACACGAACTTGGCCACAAGGAGCATTCACAATACCAGTATAATCTCAATAGAGAGATGTGCGAGCTTCAGGCAGACCGAAATATGATCCATTATCTTCTAGAAGAAGAGTTAAAAACCATGGATGATGTATCTGACTTTAACTATGTCCATTTTATGGAAAAGTATAAATTAAAAACCATCGCTGATGAGACGATGGTAAAAGAAGAGTATTTAAATATTATAAATTATATCAAAGGAGTTGAAAATGAGTTTTAAAGGTTTTATAAAATCAAAAACGCTTAGTGAATACCTTCAAGCTAAAAAAGATCCTCAACTGATGGAAGAAATAGAAAACAGAGGAATGAAAACTGTTTTAAAAGAATCTGCTAAAGCTAGTAGTGATCTCGTTGAAGTTGGAAAACAGAAAAAAATAGAAAAAAATGCTATAAAATGTCCACATTGTAGTAGCAAGAAAGTACAGTTTATGCAACAAAATAAAAAAGCATTTTCGGTTGGAAAAGCTGTCGGTGGGGCTGTCTTGACAGGTGGGATCGGAACGCTAGCTGGATTTGCTGGCAAAAAAGGTAAAAAACAATGGCATTGTCAAGAATGTGGGAACATTTTTGAAACAAAATGAAAAAATCCCCACACTCGCCATCGCCAAACTTTGAGTGTGAGGATATCCATGTATAGTAAAAGGCATTAAAAAGCCCTCTTTACTATACCCATTTTATCAAGAAATGAGGTAAAAATCAATGGAAATCAAGTCCTACAAAAAGAAAAACGGTGATACCGCTTATATGTTCCGAGCCTATATAGGTAAGGTAGATGGTTCTAGTCGTTACATTACACGTCGAGGATTTGAAACCAAAGGGAAAGCCCGTGCTGCACTACTTCAACTTCAAAATGATATTGAAGATGAAGAACAAACAAAAAAAGAGATAACTGTCGAAGAAATCTCAGAAAAGTGGTTAGAAGAATACTCTGAGACCGTACAAGATAGCACCTATATCAAAACCTCTAGAAATTTCAAAAACCATATCTATCCATCTTTGGGAGATAGGAAAATTGATACTATCACTCCCCTCCAAATGCAAGAGCAAGTAAACGAGTGGTCACGTAAGCTTGTCTATGGTCGTAAATTAAAAGGCCTTATGAACAATATTTTTAAATATGCTATCAGGCATGGTTACATTGATAGCAATCCAGTTGATAGTGTCGTGACGACTGTCAGAAAAAAATCAAACGAAAAGAGCGATTTCTATGATAAAGATGAATTAAAAACATTCATGAAATTAGTTGCTAAAACCAAGGATTTAGAAAAGTTAGTCCTCTTTCGTCTCCTAGCCTTCACAGGAGCACGTAAAGGGGAGGTTTTAGCGCTTGAATGGAAAGACTGGAATGATAACACTCTGGATATAAACAAGGCTATTACAAGAGGTTTTACGGGTGAAGAAATAGGCTCAACCAAAACAGTTAGTAGTAAACGGTTGATTAGTTTAGATCAGACCACACAAAATATCTTAAAAAAGTGGAGAAAACAAAAGCCAGGAACAAGATATATTTTTGAGAATGAGTTTGGCAAACCAATTCCTACCAGTTTACCAAGAAAGTGGTTGCTTGGTATTTTGAAAGATAGTAAGCTACGTCCTATTAGAATCCACGGTTTCAGACATACTCACGCTAGTTTGTGTTTTGATGCTGGAATGACCTTAAAACAAGTCCAACACCGTCTTGGTCATACCGATTTAAAGACGACCATGAATGTATACACCCATATTACAACACAAGCAAAGGACGACATCGGTGAACGATTTGCAAAATATATAGATTTTTAAGGAGGCTTGCCTCCTTTTTGTAACTCCTTTTGTGACTCCTTTTTCTGCAAAAGAATACCAAGGAATACCAAAGAACAAAATAAAAAACGCTGTAATTACAACGTTTTAAAAAGGAATGCAAAAGAATGCAAAAGAATAATGGAGCCGGTGGGAGTCGAACCCACGTCCAAACACCTGCTAACATATTTGTCTACAACCATAGGTTATGTATTGTT